GTAAACAAAAAAGTGTTGCAGGAAAATTTTCCTAAACCTATACACTTCTCTGAGTGGTACTACATCCTAGCATGCTCTTTAAAGTTATGACTAATTTTTCAAAATCTCCGTCGGCAAGCCGACAAAGCAAAACTAAACAGTCATTGACAAAAATCGGCATGCTAACGGTATGGAAATTTCATCCATAGCGCTGTGTGAGCCATTCACACACTAAATACTTCCACAACCAGATACCTGTTTCGAACCTGGTTCACCCGGTTGGGAAGTTACTATATCTTACGGTCCTGTGGCCTCATTCTCAATAATATCATTGAGGACCATAGTGTTACACCCCTTGAAAATACTGGGGCTGATTTACCGGTCGCACATTTATGGTGCGGGTACGTCTTGAACATAGAAACGAGGAGGAGAAAGATAGAAAGATAATGAAAAATCTTCTCCTGCTGCGACGTACTTGAATGTTGCTTCTGTATTACTACTGGTGTTTGGTTGCGTACTTGTGATGTAAAAATTGTCCTGATAATCATCACGTGCAGTCCAAAGTGTTCTACGGCGTGCAGGTGCAAACCGATAACGAGAATAATAAGGTATTTCAAAAGTCTGTATTGGATTGACAAGTGTCGACCAACGGGAAGTACCTGACAGACCGAGGCTGGAATTGACCAATCCAGCAAACCTGTTATCTATGGGGACAGCACTCAAATTTTGCACGAGAATCAGATCATCATCTACTGATTCACCAATAGTCTTAAGTTGTGTACAACCTTCTCGATATACTTCATATGTTCGGGCAGAATCGAATCTATAATTTCCGCCGTCATTACCCTCATATTCGAGGAAAGTAGAATCTAAACAGTATCGAATGGAACCTCTCCAAGCTCCAAACGCTGGGGTTAAATAGTTCATCAGGGTCATGCGCGCGTACGCGTAATTACCTGTACCACCAGATGTTGTATGAATCAAAGAAGAAAAAGCAGGAGTAACAGTAGTATACCCTCCATAAAATGGAAACATCTTCCGCTGATATTTGTACATTGCGGATTCGCCTCCTGCTTGATTATTACACAAAACTTCATGAAGATTGTATCGCTTCAACAACTGTCGGAATGATGCTACAGCCTCACCCATGTGTATCTTATTTATCACAGAATCAATGACACATGGAGACCCCATATATCTAAGGGTCTCAGGATCCACAACAGGATTCTCCTGGTTAAGTACTGTTTCTTCAGCGCCCTGCGGCTCTATCAGTCCCTGTGGGGTAGTAACTGGGGACTGGGCAAGCTTTTGCAGGTAAAAATCAGTTGGTGCAGCGACTTCAAAATCGTCACAAGCAGACACAGAAACTAAAATTTTGACATCATTAAATGCTGTAGAATTAGGTACAGTAAGTTCATTTACCACATACACAGCAATGGTACCATTTGCGGTACCGGCCAAATTTGGGGTTGTTAACCCTACTGGTGTAGGAAGCGTCGTACCAGACGCCCCTTCAAATGTATTACCAAGGACTTGGGGGATGTCAAGATGACGCCTAAAAGGTGTCCTCTGACCCCAACCTACATCTATGGTGAAATCATTACACTCGCAATGTCGACAATTTCAGTGTAAGCAACATTATAT